CGATAACGGGACAACAATAAATTCACCGTCACGCGCAACACTGCCCCCGACGCCGCCAATAGAATGTTCTTTCCACGTCGACGCGTCAACCAATGTTGAAGGGTGGTTACTAGTCACAGGTTTACCGGAAAATGAAGCCATTGAATCTTTACTAAATACTGATTCTTCAGGTCGCCAAACACTGACGATTCCTTTGTCAGCCATCCCAACTTCAAAACCGAAATAACTTTGAATTCCGGTTCGAGCAACCCGCGCGTCTGCAACCAAATAACCGTCAGCGGTTTTTCTTGGTTCCACGAGTTCAATTGAATCAGTAAAATTAAACATGTCGCACATTAACAAAAAACAGAAAAATAGGCAACCGTTGAATTTAGTTGTTGACATGCCTGTCTTAAAGACGTAAAAAGGGTTATATCAAATCAACGAAGGGAACCCGAAATCATGCTTACAGTTGTTGCAATATTGAGGAAAGACACTTTTAACGGGGTTGCTCGACCTTGGTGTGCTGACGTGCGCGACGAAACAGACCCAAAAAATCACAAAATAATTAAATCATATGCATCTAATTTCACATCAAAAAAACACCTGATTAAAAGTCTGGTTGCCGCTTTTGAATGCACTGGTTGTAAGTATTCATTCGAACGCGGTGTCGATAACATCTAATTCAAATCAACGAAGGGAACCCGAAATCATGTCTACAGTCAGTTATGAATGGGATATTGAAACAGTTGACATTAGTCACACCGACAACCCAAACGATCAAGACATTATCGACCATGAATTTTTTAACAAATGTCCCGGTTTACCAAACGAACCCGACAAGCGCTTGGTATTAGTGCGTGATGCTAATATGTGTCGCGCATGGGCCTATGTGACCAAAAACAACAAGCTACCTCAATATTTCGAAGACGCCTACCAATGCACCACAACAGTTGTTCCAAAACGGTTTCACGCTGAACTTGAAAAGGTAAATTATGATCAAAATAATCGGTCGATTCGACACAGAACAACAAGCAATCACAGCAAAGGACGAAACAAAAAACCCTAAACTGATTTTAAAATGGAATAACGAACTTAATTGTTATTGTGACGGGTCGGGGAACGTGTGGGTTAAAGACCTTGAACCCGGTTACAAATTACGTGAACAATTGAAAGACGCTGGTTTCGAAATCGACAAATTGAAACAACGTTTACATTCAACAATCGGTTGCCTTGAAGCATTATTATATTTGCATCATGACAAAGACGACACCGTGACCAGTGACGACCCGAAAGAAATCCAAAACGCCGCTGAACTAATTTTCAATGAAAGGAACTATTAAAATGGACGCTCACGAAATCCAAAACGCCGCTGAACTTGCAATTGCTTATTTTGACGATGGTGCACCGCGGAGCGCGGCGCGAATATTGAAGCAAACTAGCGATAAGTTAAAACGTTACGCTAATACCCGTGACGCCGAAATTAAAAAATTTATGGAAGAGATGTCATGAATGAAACACCATTGGCGATATCGACACAATGTTATATTGCTTGTCGCAATAGCGTTGCGGCGTCTGATTGGACAATGTTAAAAGTCAAAGCATTTGGTGAAAATGTCGGAACATATAAAGACGACGAATTTGAATTTAAAATCATAAAATTTAACGATAAATTATACGCAATTTAAAAAGGTTGGGACAATGACAAATAAAATCAACGACGAAGTTTCACACATGTTCGTAATTGCTGAAAAACACGGGTTTGTCGTATTTGATAAAAATGATTTTACCGAAAGGCTCCAAAAAACAATCAATGCGGCTATGAGTGAATTCTTCACAATCAAGCCAGACTTGACAAAAATCACTGAAAAACTTGCCGTGGCGTTGATTGCATTAAACGCACACGTTGAACAAACAACCGACATGGTTGAAGGATTCGACAACGGGACCGTTGACCCGGTAATATATGACTCTTTCTTGAAAGAACACTTCACAGGTGACACAATGCAAGCCCGGCAAATCGCCGCTGAACAAGCATTAGCTGAATATGGGGAAATGATAAAATAAATTTAGTGCTTGACTAACCTGTCTTAAAGACGTAAAAGGGTTATATCAAATCAACGAAAGGAACCTTTATCATGAGAACCACGGTCAACAACATCAACGCCGCTTTGAAGTCAAATTCTTTACCTTTCGAAATCGTCAAAGGTGATTGTTATTTTTGGTTTGCGGCAACAGACGACGCACCATTAGGTTCTGAAGAATTTATTACCAGCATTTATTCAAATCATTTGTCAGAAATGTCAATCGCCGATTATGTCGACCATGTGAAGACAGGTTACAACGAATTTAAGGAAAGTGACATAATATGACCGTAAATAGTTCAATTCTTCACTATTACAAACATTTCAGGCAACACCAAAATGATTGTTTGACTAACGTCGATCAAGGCGGCGGAACATATTTCAAATTACCAAACGGGAAATGGTTTCGAAAAGAAATTACCGGTGGCGGCGCGGCTGAAGGTCAACATGCGTATGCTGCTTATATGTCAGCAAGAAGACGTATTCATTTTAATAAGACATATTTAAAATGATTGAACAAACCTTCAACACTCGAACCATCCTTAAAAAACTAGGAAACAAGAATCTTGATTTGGTATCAGGCGGCGGGCAATATTATTTTTTCATGTTTGACGATGGTGTCACATTTAGAACTCGATCGGTCATGGTCAAGTCATTACGACACTGGTCGCTTAAATTTTGGCTCGCCGCTGGTGAACGATTTCTAGATGATTGTTTAAATCAGAAAGGTTACGAAAATGACTGAAGCTGAAAAACTCGACAAAATATTAACAAACGCCGCAAATCAAAATTTTTTAATGGACGCCGGACGTGTAATTAACGCAACAATTCGGGCGGTCAGTATTCCCGGCGGATTGTCAGACAAAGACATCATTCTATTAAAAGCAATCATCGACAACGGCATGAAACATTCTGCACCCGGTAAACGTGCCGACAACATGCACGACGCTGTTGTGAAATGGAATGAAGAAAATGGTTGAGACGTCATTATCAAAAGCAATGAAGGGAACGACTTACATGTCACACATTCACAACCCGCAACGCTACGAAGCAGCAATTCAAGCCAGAATTAAAATGAATGCTCGTATGACCCGAAAGAAAAAATGGCTCGCTACCTACAATGACGCAAAGCAAATTGAAGAATGGCTTTGCGGTTATTATACTTGTGATGAATCTGACTTGATGCCTTATCGCCCAAACTCAAAATTTTTGGATTCTATGATGGAAGATTTGCAAGAATGGGGACAATTAACCGAACGACAAACCGAAGCGGTTCGAAACGCTTATCATAAATCAATCGATAACGAAAAAAAATACGCGGTGGAGTGTAAAGCGAAAAACGAAAAAGTCGAATTTGTAGGTGATATAAAAGAACGTCGCGAATTTATTTTAACGGTGAAACACGTTCACGAATTCTGTTCACAATGGGGTGTTGTCTTTATAAACATATGTGAAGACCAGAAAGGAAACCCTATTGTGTGTAAGGGTGGTTTTAATTGGGAAGACCGAATTAACACTACAATCAAAATCAAAGCAACAATCAAAGCGCATGACATCTACAAAGGATTGAAGCAAACGGTTATAAATAGACCTAAAATATTAATCGACAACATAACAGAAAGTGAGGTAAAAAACTAAACGCAAAATCCTTCCTTGAACTTTGCCCGGTGCCTCACAGGTGCCGGGTTTTTTATTCGATGATACCTTGTGCCACACAACGACAATTTATTTGGCTTCCCGGATGACCTTCAGTCGGGTGCGGTTCATTCCACCGGCGACTATGATTATTCAACATTGAATGCGCGTGTCTAACACGTTCATCACCAGCGGTGCGCCAGCGATAGCGTTTAATCCCGGCTTCAAGATGTCTAACTCGCGTTAGTTCTGAATTCAGTTTTGAAGTTTGGTCACGCGCGATTAAATCATACCTTGATTGGTACTTAAACGGGCGACCGGTGCCTTTTGACGGGTCTTTCGCTTGTTGTCGCCGTAGTAGTACCCGCTTTGCTTGTTGTGCGCGTTTACGACTCGCTTCAGTGCGTCCGGTGTGTTTACCGTGTAACACTTCGTTGAAATCTTGCGACAACACTTTACCGAATTCTTTTGCTGTCAGATTTGACCTAAATGCCGCTAGTGTTTTAATCGAAATCTGTTTAGCGACATCGCTTGAAACACCTTTGATTAATTGCGCATTACCAAGTGCAAATCGACGTAAATGTTCGTCAAGGTCTTTGTCGATCAATGAATTAATGTCGATACCAAGGGTTTTTTTAACTGACGCGGTCCATTTTTTTGTATGCGCCCCGGCAAATTTTTGTTGTAGTGCGTTGACTCGACTTATCATCTTGTCAGCGATATGACCAAACGTTGCTGTCAATTGTGCCAGTTGTTCGGCAACATCGTCAGACATAGCGTCGGCCGTGTATAGGCTATGAACCCGCATCAACCCCGGCATAAATTCCGAATTAATATATTTGATTTGTTCATTTAAAGCGTCACGACCATATCGTCGATATTGAAGTTCAAACGTCAGACCCGGTTGAACCGGTAACAGGGTCAACGGTTTTCGATTTATTCCCGTCGTCTTCAGGAATTTTGACAACGTCAATTGCATTTTCTGTTCCCCCCAACCCTTCAATAATTTCAGCCAAACCCGGATAAACGTTATTTTGTTCCAATTGCTTTAAAGAGGCTTGCGCTAAAACGTCATTGTCAAACAACTGTGAATCGACATAAATTTGTGTTGTTTCAGCATTTGCTTTATTAACCTTCGCCTGTTCATCTGGTGACAATTGCCAAAGCGCTGACCATTTAAACGCCGCGTCAGGAAACAAAATATCGTCAATCACTGATAATGCGGTGCTTAACTCATTTTCCTGACGTGATTTTATACTGTCATAATAATTAATCAAGTCAGATTCACCAGTTGAATTCAAACCGCCGGGTGACTTCATTAAAAATCTGGTGATAGGAATTTCAGCGGCACCGGCGAGCGTTTCAAGCGCCGTGGAAAACACATCAACGACCCCCGCAAATTGAGTGGTTTTATTCTCATAGTCCTCTTGTGCATCAATCACCAATGATTGTGTAATTGACTTTAAATATTGTGTGCCAAGAATTCGTTTTTGCAATCTGGATTCAGATTCTTCGTCTTCAAAATAACTAGCAAGATCGTTAATTTTTAAAACATCAACACGTGCTTCAGGTAATAAAGCGGCAAGGTCGGCAAGCGCACTATCAGCGGTTTCGATTAACGTGCGAAGTGATGTATAAACCGAATCATCCCACCCTTGATTTAATCGAGCCGTTTCTGCTGACGTTGGTGCACCGCCAAACCATGCAAAACGTGAATGGTGAATTTTTAAACTTTCACCGCCTTCACCGCGTTTAATATTGAACAATTCACCCCGACCGTATCGTTCTGAAAGTGCTTTCATGTCATACTTTGCCGGAACAACTTCTTCCCTTGAAAACAAAGTCAGATATTTCAAATCTTCAGGCTTCAAGTCTTTAACATTCAAAGGTTCTGACAATTCTTCATCACTGATACCGTTTAAACCGATATAAATTGCCGCACCACCATGTTTCTTTGACATGATGATTGCTTGTTTTGACAGTTCTTGAAGCTTGAATTTTCTTTCAATTTTAGCATTTTCAACATCATTTTCAGCCCATGTCCGCCATTGTCGAGTCATGTCACCGGCGGGGATATCGATTACTTTACGACCAGACCATGACGTCCGATACATCGTTTCTTGTTGTAAATAATCATAAACAGGCTGACCGTAATGGTTCGATGCGGATTTATCTCGACCTGCCACGCCTATTCCCGAAACGAAATTTACGAACCCGTCAGATATATATCGTTTTACCGCGCTGATGTTTTTCATTTGATCACCCTCCCCCTCGTTATATATGTTCAAAACTCGCCACAGCCATTGTTAACCTTTGACCCGCGTCATTCGGTGTAAAGGTAATGGTGTCAGCTACCGCGATTTCGTCACCTACTCTAGAAGCGCACAAATGGAAGTGCGCAAGACCATCAACAATATGTTGATGGTGTACAATAAATGTCCCTGCATCACCTTCAACAACCCCCGATACTACATAATTTTTAGCGTGACATTGAGCAAATGTTACACCACCAGCAACGGTTGCAACAGTGGTCGTCACTGTTGCGGCGGTAGCTGTAATATAGTCATTGTCATAAACAGTTTCGTTTATATTTGTCGCACTAAGTAATGTAACGGCGCAAGAAACTTGACCACCGGCAAAAGTAACAACAATATCGTCTGTAGGACTTGCACCTAGATTACACGCCCATAACGTTGAGGTGCCATCTACTGACGAATTACCGGCTAACCCTGCAACTTTTGTTGCTGTTACCCCGCCTATTGTCACAGACACGGGCATCGCACCGTCGCTTGAATGTGAGGAAACACCTACAACAGCGAATTTATCAGCATAACCCGAAGAACCCGTGGTGTTATAAGTATATACGGTTGCGTTTGCGGTACTTTCACCATGATATATATCGGTGACCTCAATAGGGTTATCACCGCCGCTTGAAGCGATTGCTGATAAAAGATGATTCACGCCAGCGCACCAACCAATGACCAAACATCGACCGAATCTTGTATTAATGAAACCATAGCGTTTGTGTCAGCAATAGTGACCGCGTCACCGGCGGATTCAATTGTGACACCAACTGCACCCGCGATTGTGACGTTTCCGGCACCGCCGCGTTTAATGTGGATAACACTGTTAACGGGAAAGGCAACAGTCGCATTCAATGGAATGGTGACAGTCAAATCAGTTGCGGCGTCCATAATAAGTCGCTGACCTAAATTTTCAATAACAAGTGTTTTACTGATTATATATGTCACGGTTGAAATAATGTTTGCATCAGTAATACCATAACCCGCAATCGTCGTCGGTTTACTTGTCAGACTAGCAAATGTGTGAACATGATCTGTTCCAGATTTTAAAGCTAATGCTGCATTAATGACTGAAGCGGTCATAGCGTCAGTAATGTTATAACCCGCAAGTGTCGTCGGTTTACTTGTCAGGCTAGCAAATGTGTGAACATGACCGGTTCCAGACTTTAAAGCCAACGCCGCCGTAATTGCCGCTGACGTCATAGCATCAGTAATACCATAACCCGCAAGTGTCGTTGGTTTACTTGTCAGACTAGCAAATGTGTGATCATGTGCGATGTCAGCTTTTAACGCAACAGCGTTTAAAACTGTTGTTGCAAAGTTAGGGTCATCACCAAGTGCGGCGGCTAATTCATTAAGTGTATCAAGCGCACCGGGTGCCGCATCAACAAATGCCGCAATCTGTGAATCAACATATGTGCGGGCAGCAAGTAAATCAATCAACGATTGTGCTAAATAAAGAGGTAAACGATCTTCAGTGACCGGGTCAGTATGGTAATGTTTACCTTCATCCGGGTCGGCCACTGGTGTAGAATTCGGCGGAACTTCAGCCCACCCGCTAGTTTGCATAACCCAACGTTGACCATTTGGTGAATTCCAAACATACCCGACAGGTATGTTTCCGCTTGGAAACTCGATTGTCGACATCATGACCCTCGCTTATCTGCTTTATCGTCTAATTTTCTTTCGATGCGTTCTAAAACATGTTCTAATTTACCAAACATTTCGGCGTGAACTTCTAAAACAGTTTCGACTCTTATCACTCGGTCATATAACCCGCGCAATCGCTTTAATTCTGATTGTGCGTCAATTATTTGCGTCGAAAACGTCGTTAATCGACCTTCGTTTTTTGTCACACGAACCGACAATCGCCAATATGCACCAACGACGGTCAATACAAATAAAATCATCTGAAGAGCTTCACCAAGGGTGACGGACATCGACATTAAAATATAAACCCTTGAATCATAAATTCATGTTTAGCAATACCTGAAAAATCGTCATTCAAGCTGATTCTAAGTTCTTGACCAGCATCACCGTTTAAAGCTATTTCTTGACCGGTTCTGTCGAACGACCAACGACCAGTTAAAAATTCATTACCAGCACCCCATGTGTGCGTGTCAACATCTTTACACTTACCAGCCCAATCACCGTTATTTGTGACTTTAATTCCGGCCATCATATCAACAACCCCGTCAATATGATCGTGTTCTAACGAAATACCATTGGTCAGCATTACACCATTGGCGTAGCTACCTGTATCAAAAGACCCGGCGTCTTCAATATAAATTAGCATTCTAGTTAAAATAAAGATTTCACCCGCACCCGGTGCTATTTTAAAAGTGGTCGGCGCACCGCTGTAATCCCCGATTAAATTTTTTATACCGGAACCATCGCCGACACTATCCAAATATTGAAATAATTGTCTTTTCCTAACAGGTGAATCAACACTAAGTGATTCACCTTTTGCATAAAAATCAGCGTCATTATAAACAGGGTTTGACATGTGTGTACCTTGTAAATCGATTATAATTTACAGGCATAACATGATTTACATATGACTGCAAACCTCATCAAGAATTAAATATCGTCGCGCGGCGTTATAAGCTTTTTCATTCTGTGTTCTAAAATCACCACGGGTTTTATATTTAGCCGCCGCTGCTATGATTTTTTCATATGACCAAACCTGTTTAAGATCGCGCGGCATGTGTGAACAGACGTCGCTTAAAATATCAAGATTTGTCGCCGCACGATAAGCCCCGACAGACCCTTTTGCGAAATCTAATCGTGTTTTATATTTTAACGCTTCGGTTTGTATCAGTTCAGGCGTCCAACGCGCCACGCGTTTTTTATTTCTCACTGGCGCGGGCGCTGATAATAGCTTTTCAAATTCATCAACACGAAGACGTTGTGTTATTATAGAACACCGGGTTTCTTTTCTCATTGTTCAGTTCCTTTTGTTGTTCCCTCAAACAGTAATAAGTCTTAAAGACAATATTGTCAATCACATAACATCAGCCATTGACGAACCCTTGATCATTGTTTCTTCTACAGCGTCCATGACAGTATCGACTTGATCGTCATGTTTATCGTCAGCACCGGTGAATTGAAGTATTTCTTTAATGAAATCGAGTTTCCAAGGTGCTTCATCTGGAATTATCAACGCACTAACCGCAAGCTGCGGTGTACAATCTAACGCCCTCGCCAACTTATCACGATCACGTTCAATTGAAACAACAGGAACACGTTTTCGTCGCAAGCGCTGAATCAAACCAATACCCGACGCTTTGTTTTCAACCAAAAACTTACGTAATGGACCCTTTGCGATTCGTTCATGCGCGCCAGTGATAACTTTGTGTTTTTCCCAAAACTTAGCGGCGGCGACTTCCATTTCTGGAACTTCCATTTTAAATCGCATCATGTCCAACAAATATAATCGTTTATCAGCACCCCAACCATAACAACCAATGGCGGTCCAATCTGACGACGTCTTTGCGGTCAGTGCAGTGTCAGCGACTAAAAAACGATATTTCATATTAGGGAAATCATCGACTGACCGTTCTTCAATCATTTTCTCTTTGAATACCGCGCCGCCTAACGGAACAGGTCTTTGCCAGTATTGAGCTTGCGCGACATAATCGTCAGCTCGTAAAATTTCAATTTCATCAGCATCAGCTTTTTCTGCCCATAATGGCCCATTTGGTAAATCATAATTGACAGGTATCGCATGACTATGAATTTCAGGTTTTACATTATTGTCGATTTCAACGGGTAAAATCAAATGGTGCCACAAGTCACGCGAACCGCCGTTCAATAAAAATGCGCTGAAGTCGTCAATGTGTAATCGTTGCATAATCACAATCACCGGAATATCAGGGTGCATCGGTCGTGACTTAAATGTGTTATGCCAACGGTTATTCACAAACGTTCGTTTTGTTTCACTCAACGCGTCATCTGGTTTCAACGGGTCGTCGATAATCATTGCGCCAGTGAACTTCGTTTTGTCCATTGTCCCGGCACGAAAACCGGTAATGGCTTCACCAGACGACGCGGCACGCAAAGCACCCCCTGCTGTCGTTCGCCATAAACCTTTTGCGTTGGTGTCAACCTTCAAATCAACTTCCCAATGCTTGCGATAACAATCAAGACCAAGAATTCCCCGCGCACTGGTTGAATTATCCAACACCAACGGTTGCGAATATGAAATATGTAAAAACTTCGCCATCGGGTTAATAGCAAACCCACGCGTGATAAAATAGTGAACCGCTAAAAGAGTTTTACCAAACCCCGGTGGAATGTTAATTATCAATCGTTTGATTTCACCTGTAAAACATTTGTCGAGCGTGTCACACAACACAGGGTGAAACCCGGCTTCAATAAAATTTAAACCCTCTTGCTCTAAAAACATCGATTCAGTAAATGACAGGTGTGAACCGATCATTTCACGTCGAGCAAATTCATCATCAATTTGGGATACGTTTATTCTGACATTTTCCAACAAGGTCACGAAACACCGCCAATTCTTTAAAGTTTAATTTTGACAAATCAAGAGCCTGACTGTGAACGTGATCGATTTGACCTGTCACGTTCACATTTGTAGGTGCTATCATCCCCAAATGCTTCACCAGTGTTAAAACCGCCGAATTCTTATCTAGCAGTTTCACTTTATAGGTCATGGTATTTGTCGTCATATTAGTTACAACATCAAATGACGACACAGAAGCGGCCGCGCGGTCAGACCATTGTGACGGTGGTAATACCTTTCCGTCCTCACCGAACAATTCACGCGGGTCACTAAAAGCCAATCTAGCAAGTTCAATCAAAACCCGGTCGCGACTGATTTCAACTTTTGTCAGACGATCAGTCATAAATTCACGCAATGCTTGCTGAACAATTTCAGATTGTATCGTCACCCACGGGTTTGAATCACCAGACGCCTCACCAGCAAGCCTGACATCAAACGATATTAAAAATTCTTTAACAAACGCTGCTTGTTTTTTTGACAATTGATTTCGAAATTTCGAATCCGACCACCAATATTTTTCAAGATTTGTTTTGCGTCCTGTCATTTATTTTTCAGCCTCAAAAATCGCTTCAACAGTTTTATCATACATATCAGTATCGAAATATTCCCCGCTGATATCCAATGACGGAATGCCCGCGTCACTATCGGTGTAATCCATATGTAAACCTTCAGCGGTCATTTGCCAATGGTGTTGAACTTTTAAAGCAGTCAATAACCTGTCGTTTATGTTTGGTGATACTCTTTTATTCCACGGGACAACATCACGATCTAACAAAATGTGATTTCTTAAAATACAGCTTTGCTCAACATGAACGTAAAACGTTGATCGCTTTTCTAATTCTTTATCACAGAACGGGCAATTTTTTATTTTAACCATTTTAAATTTCCACCGGATTTTTAGGGTGCACTATTTTTTCCACTGTGTTTTTCCAATTCTTTCAACATACTTACCCATTTTTTTAACGTGTTTCACTTTGTTTCACTTTAAAAACTCAATCGAAACGCTCTAGCCCGCAGAAAATAGCCAAATGTTTCAATGTTTCAATGTTTCAATATAATTTCATGTATATATGGAAATTTAATAAACATTATATATATTTTTTACCTATAATGACTTGAGAATGGACTGAAACATGAAACATTGACACAAACGGCTGTTTTCTGCGGGTCACAGCGTTACACTTGTTTCACTAAAAATCAATCACCCATTCATCAACGTTTAAATCCCATTCAATTTTAACATTTATTTTTTCAGCGAAATGTTTTCGCGCTTCATTTAACGTTGCTAAACGTGCTGAACGAATGGTCCTTTGACCAAATCTATTCATCCCCCATTCCCACGGTGTGAGTAATTCAGCGAGTTTTTTTGGAATTGTGACGTTATAATGATGTTCTTTTGCGATTTCTTTTAAGCCTTCAGACGTCAGCAATTGAAAACCCGCTTGGTTTTTCATCACGTTTCGCATTTCACCGTTTTGTAATATTTCATATGCGACGCGTTGAAGACCTTTAAACGAATCAACAATCTGTTCAGTGCGTTCGATTGTTTCCAGTAGCGGCGGCATTGTTTCAAACGACACGGGGTTTAATAACATGTGATTTAAAAAGGCACCGGCTTCAGCGTGCATATTTCTTATTAGTTCACCCCATTGCTGACGTGTTGCACCCGGCCAACCCATAAGACGAAAAACAACCGTTCGACGGTCTTCAGCTTCAAGGTTCACAACCCAATCGTGATTTGAAAGGAATATCATTCTGGCACTGTGTGCTTCAGGTGTACGACCGACGCCCTTCGGGTGTTTCCATAAAATCTGTTCAGTGACGATTGATTTTAATTTCCCGTCAATGGTTTTGTCATTTGCAGCAAACGCTTCATTTGCGACCAATAACAGCTTATCAAAAATTGCATCATTAAATCCGCCGACGAATGTTTCTGAATCTGCATCGGTCAACACCATGCGTTGTCCAATCATATGAGACAGGAAGTTGATAAAATTGTTTTTACCCGCCCCATGCGTTTTAGATTGAAGCACAAGGGCAATTCCTGATTTAATGTGAGGTTCACAAAATAATTGCGTTAACCACGCCATTAACCATTCGTATTTTACCTGATTACTGTTGCATATGATAAAAAACAAAAAGAACTGAATGTTTTCCCATGTGCCAGCGACAGGTTGAACGGCGAAACCTTCCCATGTGTTCATTATTTTTCGACCATCGTCGGTTAAGAATTCGCCGGCCGATCTGTCAGGGTGGAACGACCGTTTGTAATATCGTGTTGCTTTTTCGTTTTCGTACCACCATTTTGCAGCAATTTCGAATATTTCGTCACCGGCTTTTGAAACACCGTCAGCGACCATTGTGTGTGATTTAGCCCGAATAAAATCATGCACAAGCATGTGCTGATTTGTTTCGTCGAATCGATTGAATACGACAGGTTTACCGCCGTAATTTTCAATACAATAATAATTATGCTGATAATAATCAAACCACGGGCCTTTGTCGACAGTTCCGACAGGTTCAATGATGTGACCCGTCGTGTTGACCATGGTCGAAAACTGTTCGTTGCGTTCACGTTTGACAACACGTAACGCGTCTAGTCTGGAAACTTGCGGGCCGTTTTTGATAGCTTTTATTTTACCGCGTAACGATTGATATTCATGGTCAGCAAGACCAGCAATTTGTGCTTTGACTTCAGGTTGAAACGGATAACCAGAATCAACGGTTGTTTGGTCGACAATTTGTTGAATGATACTTGTGTCAGGTGAAAACGCTAAGGGAGGTAATAGTGATGATACCCTTGTGTCAGTTAATTGCGCATCTGGAACCGGTAACAACGTTGATATAGGTGTGAATCCGTCAAACATTTCTGTCGCTGACGGTGATGTGATGTCATACGGTAAAGCGGTCGCACCGGCGGCACCTAGTGCCGAATTCATTGTTCGTTCACAACCGGGCGCGTTCACAGCAACTTCACCGTTTAAAACTGACGCCCGCCATAGTTCCGACCAAATGTAATCGCGTTCGATAGTTCCATAAATGACATAACCGAATAATTCCATTCCAACGTTGTTTAATAAAGTGTTTCGCTCACCAGACGACGCATTTGCTAGATCGTCTAAAAGATTATCAGCGCGTTTTCTGATATAATTTGCAATGTTGGCTTTCAATTCCGGGTGTTCATTCATGCGCTGCTGCAACAAGGCGACATCAGCGGGCGTCACTGTTGCCGGTTTATGCTGTTGACGCAATGGAACACCCATTGAAGCAATTAAGTCGGTTAGCGCCCACCGCTTGCCGTTCCATGCTCTCAACGCCGCTGTGACACCGGTTTTTTTATGAAACGAACCCGGCACCCGGAACAACCGATTAAAACCTGTTGCACCTTTGTCAGAATATCCGGCAAGAATTAAAGCTGAAACGAATTGTGATACGGTGTCGAAATCGGTCGCCGGTTCAATCAAGTAACCATATTGAAAGTTTCCGGCGCTGGTTTCAAGAATCCAAGACGGTTCGACCGGCGGTGCTTTTGCTTTGGTTCCGACGTCGTCGCAAACAATAGCATGACACGCAGCACAAGCCGCATTTTTTCGCGACGGGTTGCCGCGTTCGGTCAGTGTTCCATCGGTTGTACAGGTGTTGAAATATTTCTGTTGTTCTGACCATGCTTCAAATGTCGGGTCGGTGCCGAACTTGTGAAGAATTTTTCCTGACTGAAGTTCGGTCCCGGTAATAGCATGACTGACATAGTTGCCGAATATGGCATTAATGAACTGTTGACTATCACCGCTTGTCGGTGTTATTGTTGTCATTGAACGGTGTTCCCTGTCTTATAGGTTTCATTTTGTTCGTTCCCTCACGAAACCCCGGCATTGTTAAAACATTGTCGGGGTTTTTGATTTTGCGCCGTTCGGTCGAGAAAGTAAAGGGTCATGATTATGCCGCCTTTGAAAAATGATTTTTGTTTAAGTATTTCACGACTTCACTAGCGTTGTTAAATTTCTTGCCTACAAATGACTTTTCAACGTTGACCATTAACCAGATAATCTGCCCGTTTATGCGAGTTGTAATAAATTGATAGGTGCTTGTGAACTGTTTACTCAAACACACCTTTAAACCGGGTTGAATATCAGAATCAATAAACGCAGAATCATAAATTTCCCATGAACTTTTGTCGCGTAAGTGTGTAATTGAAGTCGGGCTGTTGTCTTGATAGATAATAGCGCCAAATTGAGATAATCTTATATACTTTCCGGTAGGCCAATTCATTGACCGGATTTTCGCTTTGTCTTCATACATTAAAGTGATCGCTTCAAATTTATTCATTATTTCAATTCCTAGGGTCGACTAATTTTTCAAATATTCCGTTAACGAAGTTGGTGTCATTGTGTCACCGGCATAGCGAACAATGCTTGGTTGTCAGGCTGATAAAGAGGGTGTTTCGGTGTGCCGTTTTTGTTGAACCCAAAAGCAAATGGTGTGATACCTGCTTTGTATGCTAGTTGTCTGACACGTTCGTCTTGCTGATTAAGCTTACCTTGATTACCCCACGCGAATATTACTAACGATTTTTTATTGGTTTCAAAACATATATTTAAATGAAGATCGTTATTAGGTCCGACAGGGTTAAGATGACCCGATAATTCATCGGGATTCGTCACTCTTAACCCAAACAGATTAACAACACTAAGTCGATCACAACCAAATTTATCAGCGAACTTGATACATTTTCGAATTGTCGGGTCGTCTGTTTTTTCATCAGCGGTGGAAGGATTCAACATAACAAATATCGCTGTTTTTTCCGGGTTTAATGTTTTCCACCGTCGATGCAACCAGTAACGATAAACACCATCGGTTGAAATGACCGCACTGGAATGTTCTGTTAAGATTTTCATTTTTTAATTTCCCATTTTCCTTTCAAAGAAGTATACGGATTCGGTAAAAATGAGTTCAAACTTGGCGGCATTCCCAATTTTATCGTTTCTTGTAAAGTTATGTCACCAACCGCGTCAGGTCGAATACAATATTCGCGCCCTTTAAATCTTGCTACACCGCCGCGTTCCATGTGACCAACCGCAATTTCAAATGTGTTAACCGGTGTCCATTCGTCCGCAAAGTTCCATTCGTCACCTTCATTAAAAATATTTGTCAAATGGTCACGCCCCTGTTCATCAACAACACAATTATTTTTATTTAATTTAATGTGTTGGTGAGGTTCCCAATTTTTAGCTTTAATTACTTTTCCGTTGTTGACCATTTCAACATATGCTTCAATTTTTTTCATTTTTTAATTTCTCCTTTTGATTGTAATATTTGCTTCACTTCGTTGTCACGATATTTTTCAGCGTCAATTACCTGATTGTTTAATAGTGTCCAAGTCTGATATGCTTGTTTTGCTGTTTCATCAGCGATTTTTTTATCGTCAAAAACCGCTATAATATCCGACTGTAAAAGCAATCTATATCCACATTTCTGTGTTGTCCTGTCTGACCTGACTTGACAACGTATTCGATTTTTGACGGATAATATTTCCAGTGCTTTTTCAAACGGCGGTCTTGATTTCCACCGGTCGTTTATAGCTGTTACAAATTGACCTTTTTTCATGATTCTGAAACTCCTGTGTAAAAAATTGTTGTATCGGCGGTGACAAAACTATCATCGCTCCAAGCCGTTCGGGTGTATTCACTAACTAGCCCGGAAAATTCATAATCAAATTGATTTGTGATAACTCTAAATCTTTTCATTTCTGAAGGGTCAACATATCCGTCAGACCTTCCAACAATTCGAATTGATTGTCGGTGTCGAGGTTGTTGTATGATATGTGACGGTGACATTTCAGCCGACGTCGTTATTCTTGGATTTACAAACAACACTAAAGGCAACCATTTAGTGTAATCCTCTCCAAACAAAACAGCATAGTCATGTGTGTGAATGTCGACGAAATGCGGTGTTAAATACAACCCTGCATTAAGTTTCACGTCAGGTTGTCGAACATAAGGTTGTTGTGTGTCATTTTTGCACATCTTATTGACAAAGCATTGTCTAATTTCATGAACAGTGCTTAAATAATTCGAGGTGTTTAATTCAGGAAATTGACATAAATAAAGGTCGCGCCATTTTTTCAAACTCATGATTCAAAACCCTTTACTATGTTCATCATTGTTTTTGCATTTTCGATCGCTTGATATGGGTCTGTTTCATGATAACCCGGTGCACCATCAACGTTGGCGGAGTAAAAATATTTATCTTGATGGATTCTGATGTTTCCTTTTGTTGCAGTCACCTGAAAATCACCGGCATTATCTTCAATTATATGCGGTTGCCAGCCTTCACCCATTTTATTTACTAATTTCTTCACCCGGTATCTGGCGATATTAACGCGAAAAAATCTTGATTGACCGATAACGTCAATAATGTAACCAATTATGATCACGGGCCAAAACATACCTGTAAAAATAATCGGTATAATGTCCCGTTTTAAAAGTGTTCGAGTGTCACATATATCAGCAAGAACAGTCACAGAAACAGCAACCATACCACCGATATAAAAACTTAAAGAGTCCATTATTTGATTTCCCTCAACATATTGTTAAATTCATTAATCGTATCGTTTGCTAAACCGCGCGGGTCGTTGTGACCGGCGGCAATTTCCTCAAGTTTTCGAAAAAATACAGGACCGAACGTTAATTTCAAACGCTGATTATATTCAATGTCATGTTGTCGGGCTTTTGCTTTTTTCTTTGCTTCAATACGATTAGGGTCATGAATCTTACAATATGATTCATTAGGTCCGTGACCACGGGTTTTTGAACATTGTTTGTATCCGCTCCAAACACCTTGAATTGGTACTTCATATGCACATTTTTCAAAATCTGGCGCGTGGTTATAACGACCATATGATAATTTATATTCACTCATGATTTTAACCCCACCATTACCCAAAATAATAATGTGATCACGGTTGTAAACGACGCTTGAACTGCCCCTTTAAAATCATAAATCATAAAATAAGCTAACGGCACCAATGACACGACAAAAGTCAAAAGAATTATTAATAAAATTTGTTTCATGACGTCGCCTTTGTTTCAATTTCATATCTGTAAATCAGTCGTACCCACCGGGACATGTGATTGTTCCCTGTCAGAATTCGCCAATATTTACCGTCTGGTTCACCATCAGTATTTGCTCTGTAAACACTTTGAAAAATTAGATCACGATTTTCGAAATCTATAGCATCACCTTCAATTAGCGTGCTTTTCGGGTCTGTGTTTTTCATTTCTTCAGCCTCTTTTGTGTTTCATATCTCGGTCGCCTTTAACCAGAATTCACAAGCGTCATTTGCGAGTTCTAAAAAACGCTCATTAAATTTTTTAGCTAACACGTCATAGTCAGGATATGTTTTATCCATTGGCATTCCAATTTTTTCTAAATGACCCGTCAATTCTTGCGTGTGGTCGTGTACGAAATCAATAGGCGCTTCACCCGCTAAACAAATTGTACTTTTTGACAATTTAAGCGAATCATATCGTCGACTAATGCGCTGTCGATCATACTCCCACGATTCTTCAGGTGTTACAGAATATTTAAGTGCTACAAACATTTGACATAGTTCCCTATGACGTTCAGCCTTTTCATATCCGTCTTCACGACCGATTGTGTTGCTTAATAAATATCGCGCTATTGTGTGTCTTGATAACAACCAAAAAGCGTGTTTAAATTGTTCGTTCATATTTTTACTACTTTCTTAAGTTCAAAAACGTCAATATTCCGCAAAGGTAAATCAACAGGAATTGTCGTCAGCAACAAATGACAAATGAACTGAATATCGTTTATGATCACCTGTAATTTTCTCACTGATAAATTTGTGCGCCTTGAGTGATGTCATGGTGATCACTTCACAAATTTATATTTTTGAGTGTCAACCAAGCCAAAAAACTCACCATATACTTCGTGTAATTGTAAATATAAAATATTTTGTTTTCTGATTTCCCCTGCACAAAGTTTAAGAGCATCAACCCTTGATATACCGCGAGTTTGACAATAAAAAATCATCTCTTTAATTTTCTTTGCAGCTTTCACCCCTCCAAGTTCTTTCAACTGAACATGGTGGTCGTCAATCATATCAAAATAATCGTCAATATTGCTGACGATATTATACTCATGCGGCATTAAACAAACATTGCCTTCAGGTGTGAGAATTTCAACTTTCATGACAAGGTCAACATCTTCAGCAAATTCGTCAGCATCATAACCATAATATTTTTGAAATACGCGAGCCATTCGACTTGAATCATCGTCGTCAATTTTAGCACCACAACGTCGACGCCATAAAGTTTTCAGCGCCATGTCTATATCGTCACCGGTCGGTCTAGGGTAGTTTGGAAACTGTGACTGCTTATCAAAAATTATTTTAGGCATTGCGTACCAAATTGATAAAACAGGCACGTCAATTTCGGTAGGTACTTTTTGAATGACTAGCACCCACCCGCCTTTTATTGGTAAAGTTTTATCATACATCATGTTGTCAATTCCCTTTATTGATCTAACATAACCTTTCTACGTCTTTAAGACAGGGTTGTCAATAGCTGTTTCTAATTCTTTCTAGCGTCACGACCATGTCTTTTCTGTCGAGGGTTTGAGCGGTGACAACATCAACCCCAAACATATGATAGAAGGCTCTATATGATTGTGCGTCGGTGCGCTGATAAACGTATCGCTGGATTCCAGCCCATTGGTCAATCGCTTCACCTAATTCACGTCTAATGCGTTGTGTTTTTTCGTGTCGTGCGTTGATACCATTAACAACGTTGACTGACGCACCGTAAGGAATTTTTGCATCAGATGTTAACAGTGTCGTTAATTCACCGCGCATTTGTGCCAGAATTTCAGGGTCTAATTCAATTAAATCACCATCGACAAAGTGTGGCATTGATCGCGAATCAGGGACTTCGACGTGACCACACCACGGGCATACGTTTGTTGTTGCTTCATATGCTTGAGCGCAATTAGAACAGGCGCGATACGGTATGGCGTGCGGGTCACTGTCGCGTCGTGTAACAAGATCAGTATTCAACGACCACATGCGATTCATATCAGGCGGACCAAAACCGGGCTGGTTAAAGTTTCCGACATGATCAATATAAATCGCAATTTTACCGGGTCTTAGAACTCGCCCCCATGTCTGCAAATACCGACCAAGTGAAAGAGTCGGCCTAGCGTCTGAAATAAAATCGATACTAGGGCAATCGAAACCTTCGTCAAATAATTGTGCGTTAGTGATAACTTTAATTTCACCAGATTCTAATTTATCAAGCGCTTTTTGACGTATTTTGTCAGGTGTTTTACCGTCCAACGCAATCGCAGGAACACCGGCGGTGTTGAATTTATCGGCAACTTCTTTTGCTTGTTTAACGTCAACCGTAAACACTAGACCTTTCGCACCGGGGCAAATTTTAAAATAATGTTCAACAACGTCACCAGTGATTTTCGATTTGTGTGCGGCTTTACGTGTTGCGTGTTCATTTAGATCACCTGTCGTCGGTGACACGGGTATTTGCGACCGGTCAAAACTCGCCGGTGGAATGAACACACGATACTGTGACAAGAACCCTTGTCGCATTAATTCGGCGGGCGGTGGTCCTTGTACCATATTATGATAAAATCCGCCTTGATGCGCTCCTAGCGGTTTCTTGTCGGTCCTTGTTGGCGTCGCTGTTACACCGAGTCCTAACGCCCCGGTGAACATTTTCGACACGGTCCACCATTGGTTTTCTGGTGCGACATGGTGACATTCATCAGTTGCGGCGAGTTTTACCTGTGATGCAAATTGTGCATATTTTTCAGCCCTGTTTATAAACGTTCTGACACCCGCCGCCATAACTGGCGCGTTTTCATGATGATAGTTTGTGCCGGTGTGCTTTATATGTTGAATGATCGAAAAATCGACGACAGGTTGTGCGGCAACAACATTGTGATAAATACCGTTTTTTGCAAGCGCAAGTGATAATTGCGACACTAATTCTTGACGGTGTGCGACGACGACAGACGGTTCGGATTCATAGTCTTTGAAAATTGACGACATGACTGCGGTTTTACCGCCGCCGGTTGCTAAAACCGCCATAGTGTTTTTATAACCGGCGTTCCATGAATCATAAATGTCATATTTTAATGTTTGCTGATAATCACGTAAAATCAATGACATCTATTTGATTATTTTCGGGTTAAAATTCATTAAATCAGTAAAGCTGATATCAGAAAGCAACCACTCTTTACGTTTGTGATAACACTGAAGTTTGTTTTTATAGATTCTAAAATGACTACTGTTGACTTCAATAATTCCTCCGATTTCCATGTGAGCAACAATTTCGGAAAAGAGCACTTCATTGTAAATAACCCAATCGTCAGAACTGGTGAAAAAATCAATAATTTCATTATGTGTTAAAATTTGAACACCGTTTCGCTCACACATACATATTTGATTACCTTTTAATTTAATGTGAGTATCACCAACCCATAACGCACGTTTTAATGAGCGACCATCTTTAATTTCCTTTAAAACATCCATTTTATTTCATTCCTCATTAATTTTTTGTTGACAGGTGTTGTTCATTACATGTAAATGACGGTTACTGTCAATTAAAAACCAAAGGAAAACAAAAATGAAAACAATTCAAGTCGTAATGCAAATTGACGACGAAACATTTGAAAAATTCAAGTCACATATCACCGATAAAGGTGTGTCATTTGTCGAATTACCAAATGACGCTTTGCCAGTATTAGCTGACCCGGTTGCGGCAATCAGCACCGGTGAAGAACGAATTGAACCAGCGGTCACAACAGGTCAAGATGAATATGAACGTGACACGCGTGGTGTCGTGTGGTCGCCAATGCACCACGCAGGGACGAAATCAGTAAAAAAAGACGGGTCTTGGAAACGCCGAAGTGGTTGCGATAAAATTGCTGCTGACGCTTATGAAAAACAATTTACAAATACACCAGCACCAACGATTGAACCAGCACCAACGATTGAACCAGCACCAACGATTGAACCAGCACCAACGATTGAACCAGCACCAACGATTGAACCAGCACCGGGTGCGGTTGCAGGAATGCCAGCACTTGCGCCAATGCCAGTGGCGAATCCTCTTGCTGGTGTGCCAATGCCAACACCGGCACCGGCACCTGTGACCGTTGAAGACCTTGGTGCATCGGTTGCGTCATTGACTGCCCGTGTTGGTGCCGAACAAATGCCGACAATTGTACAAGGGATTTACACTAAACTCGGCATTACTGATCTTAATGTGATCGGAACTGACGAAACGCTACGCGCCGCTGTAAAACTGGAACTCGATAATGCAACCTTTATCCCTCAAACTTAACCCTCACAATGCGGCGCGGTGGTGTGGTTGTCCGGCCTATCCCCGATTTGCGGAAACCGTTGAGGCGGTCGACACTGACGAAAAACGTGAAGGTGTCGCCGCCGGGTGGTTGGCTGAACAGGTGCTTCGGGGGGTTGCACCTGACTGTAAATCGTTGGTCGGGCAATCACATCAAAACGGGTGGTTGATTGAAAATGGAATGGCTGTTTTAATTCAAGATTATGTTGACCTAGTTAAAGGTTATGGTGATTTTGCTATTGAATTAGAAGTATCATTTTCAGATCAACCCGAAATTTCGGGTAGGATTGACGCTGTAAACACGGGGCGAGTGTTAAGGGTTCATGAATTGAAATATGGTCGAACAATTGTCGACGTTTTCGAAAATGAACCGTTAATCATTTACGCCGGGTCTATGTTTCGAAACTATGACATGACAGGGGTTGAACTGATACAATTATCAGTTTTTCAACCTCGGTCACATCATACCAAAGGAATTCACCGCAAGTGGACGTTAAATTATGACGAACTTCAAGGTTATTGCGCCGATATCCTCGTAAAAGCGAATAGATGCCTTGACCCGAAGTCGCCAGCAATACCCGGCCCGTGGTGTCTTCACTGTGAGGTTGGCGCAAAATGTGAAGCGTTGACACATACAAACTATAAATTCATTGATCGCGTATTGTCTAACAATCAACGATCAATGTCACCTGAAGAATTGTCAAAGGAATTAAAATATTTACGTTACGTCGATAAGATATTCACATCACGGAAAAAAGCGGTTGAAGCTGAAGCGTTAGCTAGAGCCAACGACACTTTTATTCCTGATTTTCAAATCGAACACGGTCAAGGAAAACGTAAATTCACAACCGACCCTTTGACAATTGAAATTTTGACAGGTCACAAAATTAATTTAGAAAAACCAACAACCCCGGCGGCACTGGAAAAAATGGGTGTATCAAAAAAAATTGTAAACGCATTTAGTACACAACCCCGGTTACCGGGTAAGTTGGTTGAATACGTAAAGGAACACAACGATGTCGACATCTAATACAAGTGACGGATTACCCCGACCTAATGAACCGGAAGAAAAAACAGCAATTACACAAGGTCAGTTGCGATCAATCATTGAAAGAATTGAACGTCTTGAGGAAGAAAAAAAGGAAATTGCCGATGATATAAAAGAGGTATACGGTGAAACAAAAGCAAATGGTTTTGATAATAAAACCGTTCGTAAAATCATCGCATACAGAAAAAAAGACAAAACTCAACGGGAAGAAGAAGAAGCAATGTTTGAACTGTATTGGTCAGCGTTGAATATTCCAGTTCCTAAACCAGCCCCGGCACCAAAAGCCCCGGCTAAAAAACCAGCAACGAAAAAGGCGGTGACAAAATGAGTAAATCAACTTTAATGCGATTAACCGGTCGTTGGATTTCAGGGTCAATGACTGAAAAAGACACTATCGATTATGACAAAAACCCTATCCCCTTCGACAAACAAGGGTATTCAATTGGTATTGCATTTGCAAAAGATCAAGCTTTTGCGCAAGTTTTACATACTATCACAACCCATGCTTTGACTGATTTTGCTGTTAACCCGGCGACGCAACAATCTATTCAAAACGGTTACGCATACATGTCGCAACAACTTACTTTACCAAAAGGTCTCGGTTTTTCTTGGAAAATTTCAGACGGTGATTTACCTGACCAGCAAGGTAAATATAATGACAACTCGAAAGGTTGTTTCGTTATTTGGTTCCGATCAAAAACCCCATTTAAGTGTTTTGATGCACAACGAAACCAAGTCAGCCATGAACAACAAAAACGCGGGTGGTGGTATGGCGCAAGCTTCACGTGTGCAGGAAATGACAAACAAGGACCGCAAGCAGGTGTTTATATGAACCTTGACGGACTTATTCTTGCTTCACAAGATCAAGAAATTAGCGGCGGGGCATCGGTTGACGAAATGTTTGGTGATTATGTCGCACCGACAAATTTACCGTTACAAAACCCTAACGCCCCGCAAGGAATGCCAGCGCCCGGTATGGCACCACAGGCAGGAATGCCAGCGCCCGGTATGGCACCACAGGCAGGAATGCCAGCGCCCGGTATGGCACCACAGGCAGGAATGCCA